CCGCATCTCCAACCTCGGCCCGTTTTGCAAGTGCCAGCACCGACGCGCAATCCTCGGTGAGCCGGGCGCGAAGCGAAGCCCGGTCGTCGTCGGTGACCACGCCGCGATGCTTTGCCCGGTGGTTCGCTATGCGGCGCTCGTGACGAGCGAAGGCATCCGAGAGTGTCGCTACGATGACGTCGCGCGCCGTGACCGGGGCGGCGTTCGTCGCCTTGCGCTCGGGCGCATCCTCTTCGTTGTCCTCTCGAGGTTCGCGCGGCGGCGGCAATGCACGCGGAGGCGGTTCCAGCGAACCCTCGATCGCGCGTTCCACTGTCTGCATCGTGGACTCGACGAGGTAGACATCGCCCTCGGGGCCCACCGTGTTCCAGCCCTTGATCTCGCGGATCTCGTTCTGCGAGAGAACGCCCGCCTTCTTGTAGATTGTGAGGGCGTCGGCCTGGGTCTTGGCGTCCCCTTCCTTGTGCCGCGAGAGGTCGATCTTGGTCTCACGCGTTGCAGGGCGTGGGGGCAGTAGCTTCCAGTCCGCCTCCTGCTCGCAGCGCTCAGCCCAGGGGTGAAGTGCATCGTTGATGAAAGACACACCCAGTTGCTCAATATTGGTCCCGTAGCCCTGGGAACCCTGCGGGTCCATGAGCTTGTGCAGCGGGACGCCGAACCACCGGGCAATGTCCGGGATCGAGAACTGGCGCGTCTCGATCAGCTGCGCCTTTTCGGGCTCGACTCCCACGGGCGTCCACTTCATGCCGGGCGGCAGCACCGGGGATTTGAAGGCGTTTGCGGGCGAACTGTGCTTGTCCTTCCAGTCCCTCTCGAAGGCGTCCTTCACGTCCTTCGGAAGCATCTTCTCTTGCGTCCAATACCCCGACATGATCGTGCCATTGCCGAAGTAGGCCGCCGCGAACTGCTGGGCCGCTGCCGCCGCGCCAATGGAACGAGAGGCGCGGGCTAGAACGTTGTCCCCGACGTAGCCGGACAGCGATGGGCCGCGAAGGTGATAGATGCGCCACGGCTCGGCCCAGACCGTTCCGCCCGTGATCTGCTGAATCTTGTAGGCCAGCTCCCCTGTCTGCGGATTGATCTCCGGACCGACGCGCTGCGGATCGAGATTCCAGAGCCACGCCACGCGCCCGGCGCGGTCGTACTGGATCTCCGCGTAGCCGTTGCCGTAGCCGAGCGCCGACCAAAGGAGCCCTTCACGAAACGCGATCGCCGTCGTCCACGGGTTCGCGCGAGTGTTGAGGATGTACGCCAGCGGATCGGTGCGCCGAAGCGTGCGCGTATCCTGAGCCCCGTCGACGTCATAGACGAGCCATGGACACGGCGCCATTGCGCGCACGATCGTGTCCATCGCGCACCACACCGCCGACACCTTCAGGGCCTCGTCGGTCGTGAGGTACATCCCCGCTTCCATGGCGACGAGCCAGGGCGGGGCAAGCGACGTGTACGGATTGACGACCTGGATCGTTCCAGCGTTACGGGGGCGACGTAGGGAACGGGTCCGCTTGGCCGCGGGGCGCTTGCGCCGGCTCACACGATCGCATCATATTTTGGGACCCGGCCGTCAAGTGCTTAGACCCAGGCGATCTCGGTGACGCTTTCCCAGCCGTCAGAGGCGGGCGCGGAGACGATCCGGGATAGCGCCATGATGGTCGCGACCACGCCATCTATCTTGCCCGACGCGCTCTCCTTGGAGGGCTTGATATTGCCTGCCGAGTCGGTCTCCACGACCGCATTCAGCCCGCACCAGCGGAGGACGGGGGAGCCGTACCGCACCCGGCCCGAGACGACCCGCGCCTCGAGATCCTTCGAGGGCTCGGACAGCGTCTTGTATCCCTGGCGCGTCTCCACGAGGACGAAGCCATCTTCCTGTAGATCCGTCGCGATCGCCGTGGCATTCCATGGGTCAAAGGCGATCTCCCTCACGCGGAGCGCCTTGGCTAGCTCGTTCACGTCGCGACGGATGAACTTGTAGTCGATCACGTCGCCGGGGGTCTGGGTTATCCAGCCCTCGCGCGCCCACTGCTCATAGTGCCGGCGCCCCCTTCGAGCGTGTTCCGCGATTGTGTTTTCGGGGAGCCAGAAGCGGGCTACGAGGTCGACCCAGTCCTCGTTGGGATCGGGGATCGCGAGGACGAAGGCCGCAAGATCGAGCTTCGAGGCGAGGTCGAGACCGCCATAACATTCCCGGCCGGCAAGGGTCGCCTCGTCGAATGGCGTTCGTATGCACGCCTTCCATTTCTCGACGGGCAGCCAGCGGGTAGCCTGAGCGGTCCAGCCGTTGAGATGGAGCCGCACGAACTCGTTGTAGAAGCTGGGCTGACGCTGCGCCTTCTCGGCCTGCTTCTCGAGGTAATCGCCGCGGATGGATACGTCTAGGTTCGGGTTCGCCTTACGCCGCGTCTCGAGCGAGAACACGTCGTCGCCCTCGTCCATGGCGGCAATGAACGCGAAGAATGCGTCGTCCTCGAAGGCGCCCTCCAGGATCTTCGTCGCGTAGTCGTGTTGCTCCCACCCGATCGACTGCGGGTCATATGTTCCCGCCGTCGTGATCGCCACGGTAAGCGGTTGGCGCCTCGCGCCCATCGCAGTGTCGAGCACGTCCCATACGCCGCGATCCTTGTGCGCGTGGAGCTCGTCCACGATGTTGCCGTGGGGGTTGAGTCCGTCGAGGGTGTTCGAGTCCGCACCGAGCGGCTCGAACTTCGCGTCGAGCTGCTCACAGGATAGGTTCGAGCGATACGCCTTGATCGCCTTCCGGAGATCAGGCGACTGCTTCACCATCGCCGCCGCGGTACTCCACACGATCTTGGCTTGATCCTTTTTCGTAGCCGAAGCGTAGACCTCCGCGCCGGGTTCACCGTCGGCGAGCATGAGCACGAGACCGAGCGCGCCAGCGATCTCGCTCTTGCCGTTCTTGCGCGGGATCTCGATGTACGCCGTGCGGAAGCGCCTGAGCCCGTCCGCGCGCTTCCAGCCGAAGACCTGGCGAACGATCTCCTTTTGCCACGGCTCGAGCAGGAGAGGCTGGCCCGCCCACTCGCCCTTGTGGTGCTTGCAGTACTTCTCGATCCACCTGACGACGTAGTCCCCGGCCTCGGCATCGAAGCGAAGGCCGCGAGGGTGACCGCCGGGGGATTTGCAGAGCGCAAGATCCTTCGCGAAGCGTTCAATCGACAGACGCTCGTACTTGCCGATCGGGCGCGGTGACGTAGCGTCAACGCCCATTCGATCCGTCAATCACGCGCAGTGGTCCACCGATGAGCGGCGTCGGATCTGCGGGCGCCTCTTCGCTGCGGCTCGAGGGCACGCGCCCGCGACTCGCGGGATCGAGCCCGAAGCGCTGGAGGAGCCCGGCCGCTACCTGGGCGAGACGGACGCGAGCCGTAGCGGGGTCTCGGGGGTCGGGGTGGCGAGCTTCGGTGACGACCTGGACCATGAGACGAAACGCGGTGAAGTCCGAGGGCGCGTACACGCCGAGCGCTTCAACCTGCACGGCCAGCTCGGCCCAGACCTCCCGCTCGTCCGCGGTCATCATCTCCGGCGCGGCGGGGACGGCACAGGGGTCGATCTTGGGCGCGTCGGGCCTGGTGCGGCATGGCTGATCCGTGCCGCGGAGGCGCTTCAACTTGTCAGGGATCCGATTGTTCCCGCCCCTCATGACTGTATTTCCTTCCGGGTTTCTGAGACCCCGTCGCTGCACGCGGAGCGCGGAAGATTACCCCCGGGTCTGGAGGGGTTAGCCATCATGATACGGAAATGCTTTGCAATCCTCAGTGCATAGCGCGTGATTGGCAATCCCTGCCGCATGCGTGAGCGCGCAAACTCGTTTGGATCCCTATCGCTCTTGGACAGGTTGCACGCCCTACATGCGGGCACGATGTTTGCCGCCCAGTTGGTGCCGCCCTGAGCCAGGGGAATCACGTGGTCTCGGTGGAGCTTCCCTACTGCTCCGCACCACGCGCAGCGATAGCCGAAGAGGGCGAACCTGGCGCGCCATGCAGCGCCAGTGTGCTCGCCCTTAGCGCCCAGATCCCGGCAGCGTCTCACCATGGACGCTTCGGTGCGGCATTCCCTCTGGGCACATGGGTCGCAGATAGCGCCTTCGGTTGGGCGGCGCTGACCGCACACAACGCACACGCCCTGAACCTTCTTCTGCTCATACCATCGGGCCCGGTTCTGCCTGGCCACCTCAAGGCACGGGTCGCATTGCCTCTTGCCCTCTGCTGGGCGAGCCGCCCGACAACCTGCGCACAGGGCGCCTGCGCGCACCGCGTCCGCTATCGAGGGGAGATGAGCACCGGGATACTCGTTCCGGCGCATTGACGTTATCTCGCGCTCCCGAGCAGCGCTCCGCGCAGCATATGCGGCGACCTTCTTTGGGTGAGTAGCGAGCCATGCCAGGCGATAGGCTCTGCGATCTCTGCCCTTGCGCCGGTCCGGTGCTCGCCCCTCGGCCCGGTCGCGGCGCTTCTTGATCTTCGCCCACTCAATGCCACAGGAAGACGAGCAGGTCCGTTTGTCGCAGCCGACGGGAACGAACGACCCGCCACATGCGGCGCAGACCCGGACCTCCGTTGGTCGCGCTGGCTTTCGTCCGCGCGCGTACCAGGCCACGCGGTGTTCACGGGAGCAGAATCGCCGCATGTGACCATCGGCCGGCCATTGCTTCCCGCACTCAAGGCAGGTCCTAACCCCGCGAGCGGAGTTGTTTCGCCTACGGTGGGATGCTGTCGCGGCGGCCCTTCGGCACGCGTCTGAGCAATGCTTGCGGTAACTCCCGCCCCGCCCCGCGCGTTGCCGTTGCTCGAACTCCAGCCCGCAATAAGCACACGTGCTGGTGCACGCGACTCCGGCCCGGTTCGGCCTGCACGTCAGGCAGAACTTCCTCGACCGACCGGGGCCCAACTTCTGTTCAAGCGGGCGGCTGCATGCGGAACAATGTTGCTGCTTCACCCCGACCGCATCTCACAACTACCGCCCGGGTCAAGCCCTATGCGCTCTATACCCAGGCCTAGCCCGCTTTGCGTGCTCGAGCGAGTGATGGTGCCGACAGGTGGAGACGAGGTTTCCGGGGTCCAACCAGAGGGCCGGGGCGCCGCGGTGTTCCTTGCGGTGGTGGACTATCTCAACCGCCGTGTGTCGCCCCTCGGCTAGGCATTCCTCGCACCAGGGATGCGTCTCGACGTGCTGGCGCCTGAGCTTCACCCATGCCGGGTTGCTGGCGCCCCTCGCCTTACTTGAGCCGCGGTACGCCTCGTCCTCGCGCCACGCCTGCTCCTTGTGGCGGGAGCGTTTCTGCCCC